CATTCTAAATGGGAACCCCGATAACATTCCTGCTCTTTCCTCATCCGTCTTGGATGGGAAGAGATATTTCAGTGCTTCTATGCTATCTACCCCTAATTCTTGTAGGTTTCTTACAACAATTGAATTATTTAAAGTATCTTGAGTTGAGTCCTCATAAACTGGCCCCATCCATCTCCACTGAATCGTTACATCACCATCAGGAATTAAACCAATAACTCCTGGAGGTATTTGTTCAGTTTTTAAACAAGCCATCATTAATTGTTTAACTTGTTGGTCAAACATTGCTTGAGCTTGTTCATAAGCATAATTATCTTCTTCACTTGCACCATCAGGTAATTCAATTGGTTTTTCTAGTCCAGCAGCGGCAGCAAGAGTTTCTTTAAATAACTTTTCTTCTTGGAAAATAATTAATTCTAAACAACGACAAAGACCATAATCATAAATAGCTTTTGCTTTCTTTTTAGATGTTGCTGCCACTCGTCCAAATAAAGACTTATATTCAGTAGCTGTTACTCCAGCGGAAATAGATAACTCATCAACACCACCTAAAGCAGTACGTATTTCTTCTCTATATTGACGAGAAAATGCATTTTGGTCTCCAGTAATTGCATCAGGAACGATATAACCTACACGATCATTAGGTTCTAAGTTTGCAATGATTCTAGGTACTCGTATTTGACCATCAACACCACGGGAAACAGGATCAGATTTATAACGAGAAGCACTTAAAGGTCCTAATCCAACAAAACCTGAATTAGCTGCAATAGAAGGACGTTGAACACTTGAATCTCCACCTGCTTCTACTAAATCTGTTTTAGGTCTTGATGAAAGCAGTGTTGGATTACCAAAGAAAGTAACGTTCTTTCTCATAGTTTGCATAATCTCATCATGAGTACAGATGTGATTAGCTAAAGCATCAAACTCACCAGAACCTTCTGTAGAAAAACCTTTTGGGTTGTTAAATATTTCTACGCAAGGAATAAAACCTAAAGTATTTTTTAACTCTTTAGTTTTACCTGGCATTGATGGATAAGGAGCATCAAATTTAATTTCATGTTCCGAATGAGTTTCAACTATTTCTTTTCTTTTTATTGAAATACGAATGTAATGTTTTTTCCCATGTTTATGATTAGGATCTTGACCTGTTATGGAAGAATCAGCTATTGGTTGTTCAGCACCTAAGCCTCTTTTCTTTCTATAACTATAGATAATAACAACTTCATCTAATTCTCCATCTACATTGTAATAACTACGATATTCATGTTTACGGAAAAAATATAAACGATAATTATTTTGTGTAGGTCTTATATAAAATAAACCTTGACCATCAGATAAAAAATAATCCCAAATAGAATCTAATCTTGAATCAAGTTGGTTATATTTAATAATTCGATCAATATAATCTTTTCTTTGATTACCGAAATTATCTTGAGCAGGAAAAAATTCAACTCCTTGACGAATACCAAATAACCTCATTTGAGCTAGATGAGAAGCAACAATTCCAGTATCAATTCCACCGCCCCCATCTTTTTCAAGATAAGAATCAATAATCTCTTTTAGACGGGCTTTAGCATCAGTAGCCATTATTTTTTACTACGTTTATCTTTATACATCTTAGCAGCTCTTGCAGCTTTTCCAGCTCTCTCAGCCTTCTCAGTGTTTTTAACAAATTGTTTTCCTTTTTTACTTCCTTCTTTTTTCTTTCTATCTGTATCTTCACGTTCTTTTTTACTCAAAGAAGCCCAAGCTTTCTCTGGTAAATATCTTTTTGTATATCCTTTTTGTATTGCTTTATCAGCCATTATTCTTTTTCATACTTTTCATATAGTCATCAAGAAAAGATTGAACAACATCAGCTTGTGCAGCATGCATCTTGGATGCTTTTCTTAATTGTCCTGGAACTTCTTTAAACTTTGCTGGAATTTCCATAATTACTTTTTAGAATCTTTGTGTTTTTTAGCAGCATTTTTTGCTTTGCTGCGTTTTTCATACTGGTCTTTTGTCATCCATTTTTCTTTACCCCATTTCTTAAGGTCTTTTTGTTTTTTACCTTTTCCTCCTTTGTATCCTCCACCAGATTCTTTATATTTTAAAGCTACTAATTGTGCTTTACGTGCAGACCACTGACCAGGTTTTCCACCTTTAGATCCAGCCATTACACGTTTCTTTATGCTTTCACGTAATCCAGGCTTTGTATATTTTGAATCATCTTGTGCCATTTTTATTTTTATGTTTGTTTTTTTTAAGCCAATTTTTAAAAAATTTTAATTCTTGCTCATTAAATAATTTTGGTTTTTTAAGTGCTTGTTTAACAAGTTTTTTTGTTTTCATGAATAACCCATATTACCTGGTTGACCAGGCATTGTTCCACCTGTTTGTCTAGCTTGAGGAAGTTGTGGGCCACCTAACATTTTTTTAATCATTTCAACTTCATTTGTACTTGGATTATTTCTTGTTTTATTAAACATTTTTGCACCTTTATTTGCTGCTCCATGACCTTCACCAATATCAAAACTTACTCCTGCTATTTCATTACCTAATTGAGGACCACCATAAAATGTTGCTGCATTACCTACTTGTTGCATTGGATCTCCATATCCTAAAGAACCTGTAAGTTGTTGTGTATAGCCAACAGGAGCACCTGTTGTATTCATATTAGGAACAAAAACTTGTTGTGGTTGTTGTGCTTGGCCAGGAGCACCAGGAACGTTTTGTTCTCCGTAAAACCGAGTACTTGCCATTTTATTTAAAATCGATATTTCTATTTTACTCTTCTTGTACTTTATAACCTTTTGGATCATTTAACTTAGTCAAAACAATGCCAATACCTTTAATATCCCATTCCAAATGATCTCCTCTTTGCCATTGCAATTCATCTGTTATTTCAGGAGGAAAACTAATACATAAATCACCAAAAACATTATCATCTAATTCCAATATGTAAGTCATTTTTCTATAAGCTTTTCCATTAGCTTATCAAGCTTATTATGAATTGCTCTAAAGTGATCATACATGTTCCTCCAATGCATTAATACGCATTCGTTGATTTTCTACATTCTGAATAGAGTCTTTCAGGCGTTCTTTATGACGTTCTAATACTTTACTTGCAATCCAACCACCTCCTGTTATAGAAGAAACAACAGCTGTTAATGCAAGTGTCAGAAAGTCTGGTCCCACGATTTTATCCTTTTTCTTTATTCTAAATCAAAAGTCTAATTGAAGATTACCTTTCTTCATTAATCCAGTAACTAACCAAACCAAAGCATCCACACAATCATCATGTCCACTAACACCAAAGTTAGTTAATTCTTCAAACATATTTGTAAAGTTTCTATAGCGGTTAAATATAATTTTTCTATCTTCAAACATACCCATGATTCCACGGAATCTAGCTAATTTATCTCCTCTAAAACCTTTAACAGGATGCCAAATTAGATTATATAAACTTTCATTTTGTAGACAGATACGTTTAAAGTCTGCTTCTAATGAAGCTTGATATTGAACAGCTTCAGACCAAACGTCGCATGTGGAGTGAGTTGGGTAATAATTTTTATTTTCGTCAATCCCAATTATTGACCAGTCATTAAGTAGTTCTTTTAAGGCATCTAATTTTTCTAAATTACCCATTACTCGTATTCGTCTGTAGTCAATAATATGTATCCGATCTTCAATCCTTCCACCCAGAACCATTACGGTGTAATCATTCTTTTCTCGAATACCTGCTGATAAATCTACTCCTACTCCTAACGTATCAAATTCGGTTGATATTTCTGCTTTAACAATTAGTTCAGGTGCAAGTGATAATTCGTTTTGACGAACGACTTTATTCATGTACTGAAAAGAAAAAGCAATAGGTGACTGACGTTTCTTTTCTTTTAAATATTCCAGTGACCACATTTCTGGCCAATATGACTTTTCGTCACCTGTTATAGGATCATTAAGTATTGCAGAGAGTACAATTTGAATCCAATTATTTTGTTCATTAAAAGTGGTGGAATGAATATCGTCATGCCTAAAGCGAGTACCAAGACAAATAGCCCTACCCCCTTCAAACATAGTTGGAGCAATAACTGCATTCCAATTTTCCTGCATTGTTTTACGAATATCAGGATTAGCGATGTCAGCAGCTGATTTTATAGCGTCATCAATCATTACAAGATGAGAACGCTTAGAAGTAACAGAACCTTTTAGTCCAGCTGCACAAAGAGTAAATTGTTCTTCACCAGTAGTATCTATACCTGCAAATTTATGATCAATTGACCAGTATTCATTACTAGTGACATTCTTAAGTAAACGAACTTTAGGAAAAACTTCTTGGTATCTTTTACTTTCAATAATACGTTTAATTGTTGCAGATTTAGACCTAGCAATATCTACGGTATAAGAGAGATAAAGAATTTGTAGTGGTTTTCCAGCTTGTGTATGAATACCGATAGCCCAAGCAGTTAATAATCCAAGAACAGTTGATTTTGCAGAACCACGAGGAGCAAGAAGATCTACATTTGGTCCAGCAATTTTTATTAGACAACTACTATCTTCATTAGTTATAAAATTTCTATTCCATTCTTTATGGTGATAAGCAGGAGGTTTATCTGCTACATAATCACAAAAGAACCCAAAATCTTCTCTTGCTTTTTCTAAAGATTCAAGATTTTTAGGCTTCTTAATTTGTTGATTACGTGCTGCAGCCTTCGCATTACGTCTATAAGCAAGATGAGTATAAGAAGGCACAAGAAGTAATCAAACTATTACTTTAATAATAACTAATAAGTTATTTTAAACATGACGACCCATGTTATCAATTTCTGCAGGATGTTTTTGAATTTCAGGATGTTGACAAGTATTACATTCTGATTTATTTATTTTGTTTTTTTTTGCTCTTTATATTTACGTACTTTATCTAAAGCAGCTTTACGTTTTTCTTTGTCATTCATTTCAGAACCATCTTGTTTTTTAGCTTCTTTCTTTTTTAAATATTCAAGAAGTTGTGGGGGAAGTTTACCTTTAGTCATTATGTTATTTTTCCTCCTTTTATTTTTAAGAGTTCTTCATAGAGTTTTTTAAAGTCTCTATTATCATTAAGTTCAGCTCCACTTCTCATGGTCTCCACAGGAGCATCAGAACGAATATTAGTTCGTTTGCTTTGTCCAAAAAGATTAGTTTCTCCTTCTGGAGCTGTAGATTGAGATTTATCTCTATATTTATTCCATTCATTTACAGTATCTTTTTTAGGATTTGGTGCCCAACTTCTTTTGTTATTATCCCAAATCGCATCATCTCCATATGGATTAGGAGCACCTAATACACCAATTTCACCACCTATCTCTTGTTGAGGTTTTCTCATTTCATTTTCTCTTCTTCTTTCTTCTAGACGTTTATCAAAACGCTCTTCTCTTGCTTTCATTCTTTCTTCTCTTTTTGCCCTTCTCTCAGATCTTCTACTTCTAGCTTGCTCTCTTTTTTCGTTTGAAAACTCATCTAAATTTATAGGTTGAAAACTAGCTCTGTCATCTAAACCTCTTCCAACATCCTCTCTAGCTTTATCACTCTCAATTTTATTATCAGAATATCTTGCTTTTTCGGCCTTCTCTTTTTGCAAATTTTCAGCCATATGATGGAAGATAGTTCCACCACCTTTAGTACGACCCATGATTTATATTCTTAAGTATTTATATAATCTATTTTAACTTTAGTTATTCTTCTAATTGCATCCTTGCCCATACACTCATTGTTGCTTCTTCTAATGGTATTTCAATTGGATCATCTTTAAAAATAAACATTAATTCTCTAATAGCTCGATCAGCACCAGCCATTAATAATCCTTTTCTATCTTTTGTATTTGTAAATTTATCAACTTGATCTATATGGCCACGTACTTCTTTTTGCATAGAAGCAATACGTGCAACTCCTGCATCACGTTTAACTAAACCTGTTTCTATATCAGCTCTTAATTTACGAATATCTTCTTGCATCTCGTCTATTTCAAATAAAAGCTTTTGACGATGATCTGGCTTTTTATAATTATTTTTTATCCAAAGATCACATGCAGTAATAGATCCCCGATAACCAAGGAATCGGGAATATAAATATATTTCAATGACTGAGTAATTATCAGATGAAAAAGAACAAAAAGATTCTTGAACTGATGAATCTAAATTATCAACCCAAGCATCAAATAGCTCAATATCTATAAGCTCGTTGCGCCTGGTTGTAATCTCTTTCTTCGTCTTTTTGTCTGAAATCTTGTTCTTGTTTTGCAGACGTTCTTTGTTGAGTTCCTTTTTCACCGATAGTTTTTCTATCTTGTTCACCAGCATCCTCCATTTTCTTTTTAGAAAAATCGTATGCTACTCCAGCAGCTTGTTTATATTTATCCAGATCAAACCAATCATCTACATCGGTTTGGCCTGGAGGAACAGTATTACTAGTAGGCATTACGAAAATAAACTAAAAGAAACTTAGAAGTTGCTCATCATGTTAGAAAGACCAGCAGCGAATGTATCACGGCGACCTTCTACAGATTTCTGACGTTGCTGACGGCCTTTTGAAGATTCTAGACGTGCAAGAAGATTTTCAAATTTCGTAATATCGAAATAGTCATCTGCACCTGGATTAGTACCTGAATTACTCATTTCAAACTTTTAAAAACTTAAATTAATTATAGCAAGTGTATTTTTAAAAATTAAATGCATTTACAACACTTTGGTAAATATCTCCTTCTTTACCTATTCTTGCAATCTCTCTACCACCTTCATTTTTAAGTTTCTGAGTTTCTTTATCAATATCTCCTTGAAGTCTTGTCAAACCAGCACTATATAAGTATTTACGAGTATCTCTAACATTTTGTATTTGTTCTTTAATTTCACTTGGAGTTCCTGAAAATGTATCCCTAAAATCAGGAGTTGTTATACCAGTTGTTTCTTTTAAATCATCACCATAACTAGGTATTAAACTTGGATCGAAATTAAAAGTACGCGTTTGAGTTGGCTTACCTTCTTCGTCTTTTTCTGCTGTGCCAAATTCAGTATCGTAATAATTTTCTAAATAACTCTTATTAAATTTATCTTTATATGATTTACTACTAACAATACCTTCTCTGTAATCTTGAGCATCTTTGTAATAACCACTTTTAAAACGTGATTGCGCTTCAGTTAAATCTTCAGGACTAATATCTGCTCCTAATAATTCTTTATGAGCTGCTTTTATATGTTCTAAATCTCTTCTACCTTTTATACCTAAACTTTCATCAATATCAGGTGTAGATAAATCATCAACAGCTGTACCACTATATGCTTGTTGTAAATTATTTAAAGCTGATTGTACACTCCAATTTTGCCATTCATCAGGAGTTTCATATTCAGGAATAGCAGTAAATCCACCTGAAGGTCCACCATCTTCATAACGTTCCCAATTTTTACGAGGGTCAGCACCAGGAGCAGTAATTCCTCCAGCTAATTTATTTTTATCTGCATAATCTGATAATTCTTTTCTAGCTTGGTTATAGGTCATTAAACCTTGACCAAGTTGATCTTGTACTCCTGATTTAAAATCTCCCCATCCTTCTCTACCAGTCTTTTGTTGACTCTTTTCTGTTTGATAACCTTGGAGTTGTTTACTCCAATCTAAATAATCACGATCTTCATCTTTCTTTTGTTGATACGCTAAATATTTTTCAGGAAATTCATCCTTTGGTGGTGGAGGTGGTGGATTGTAAGTAACTTTAGTTCCGCCCATAATTAAGCCCTCGCATTTTGTCGATCCATAATATCGTCATGGATTGCACCAAATAGACCTGCATGTGTTGCACGTTTATTTAATAGATTAGCACCAAGTTGTGAAATATTTTGTCGTCGTCTTTGTTCTGTTGCATCTTCACTTAAAGCAAAGTTAGTTAATCGTTCAGCTTTATCAACTGCAGCAGCATTTTGCCAAGGAGCTAACATTTTAGCTTCAAATAATGCAGCATCTTTTTGTCTTTCTAAATTATTATTTTGCATACGGTCATTAGCCGCATCTTGCCATAATGCATTTGCAATTTTTAACTTACCTATCCCTCGATTTTCGAGGATCATATTATTAAATCTTCTATCTGTCGCCTCAGTCATACGCATCTCGGCGTTTGCTCGCTGAGAAGCAGCTCGACTAGCGAATATTCCGCTTATTAAAGAACCACCTATTGCACCCCACATATCTCCACCTCCTCCTGATCCGAAATTACCAAGACCTGCTGCAAGTTTGCCGAGGCCACCAAGAAATCCACTTCCAGAGGTAGAGGCTCCTGGTCCTCCAAATTGTCTAAGATCCCCTGTGCTGGGTTTTCCACCGCCAAGTGCTCCATATGCATTAGACCAATTTCCTTGTGCCATCTTTATATTTTAAGTCTATAAGTTTTAGAGTTATGTTTTTCCTCCTCCCTGGCCTCCCAATTACCCACCAAACCCACCTCCATTATCAGAG